GTGCAACAGATGGCTATGATGTTCGGCTCACAAGAAACAATACACGCTGTTGCATATAGTTATTTAAATGAAACACTGGGACTTGAAGACTTTGAAGCGTTTTTGCACGAACCGGCAACATCGCAAAGGTTTGATAATTTGGTTTCTTATGACGGCAACGATCCTGTTGGCATTGGTAGAAGCTTGGCAATATTTTCTGCCTTCGCAGAGGGCGTTAGTTTGTATTCAGCTTTCGCTGTTTTATATTCTTTTCAATTACGAAATCTTCTCAAAGGAATAGGTCAGCAAATGAAATGGTCAGTAAGAGACGAATCATTACATAGCCGCATGGGGTGTCAACTATTTAGACATATGTGTGAAGAAATACCTACATTAAAAGAAGATTGCAAAGAAGATATATATAAAGCAGCTAAAATAATGGTTGATCTTGAAGAAAAATATATAGACAAAATGTTTGAAATGGGTGACATTGAAAACTTAAAAGCAAACGATCTAAAACAGTTTATTAGAAAAAGAACAAATGAAAAACTTATTGAACTGGGTTATACAGACAAAAGACGCTTCTTTAGCTTTGATAGAGCTGGCGCTGATGTACTTGATTGGTTTTACCATCTTACTGGTGGTCACACCCATACAGACTTTTTTGCAATTCGTCCAACTGATTACAGCAAAGCAAATGAAGGAGAAGATTTCGAAGATATTTGGTAGTAAAAATTGGCCAGTACGTATAGGTTATATGGGTGCTGGTATGATATTAGCAGCTCATTGGACACTAGAACCTATATTATTTATAGCTGGTTTTAGCTGCGTGCTAGTTCAAGTAACATATAGAAAACAATGGAACTTAGTTGTTTTAAATATAAACGGCTTAGTTGCATGGATAATACATTTTTTAAAATAATATGCCACAGAATAAATTAAAATTAAAAGTAGAAGCTTTAACTAAAATAGTTAGAGACTTAACAAAACAATTAAACTCAACAAGAACTCTTTGTGAAGGAACATTAACAGCTTTTCAATTTCATATAGGTAAAGATGAATGGGAAAAGATAGTAGAAGAATTGTATAATGTAGAAAAAAGAAAAAGTGATTAAAACTTTTTGGAACGAATTTGAAGATAACTTAGAAGGTAAAGTAAAAAATGTAAACGGTAGTTTTATGTTTATACCTTACATGCATGGATTAGAAGATCACATATATAAAAGTTATATAAGAGAATTATTAAAGTTAGACTGGTTGCATCATAAGTTATATGTAGTTGGTGGTATACTCGAGGGTTGGCCAACAACAGATATTGACATATGTGTAACCGGTAAGGCTGATCACAGAACCAGAGACTTAATGCTACAAGCTAGAGCTATGGGGCCTTTTGATATGTATTGGGTAAAAACATATGATAAAATATTTAAAGGCAAAGATAATGGAATAAAAGTTTGGAAGTTTGCTAAAGCTCATGATCGTTGGACTAAGTACGGTAAGCAATGGAATGGTAAATGGAAGAAAAACGGTTTGTTTCATATGTCAGGTTTGTTTCAACCAAAAGAAAATAGAAAATATACAAAAGACGCTAAACTAATAAATTAATATGTGGAACAATAAATGGAAAAAAGGAGTTGATTACCCAGATTGGGGTGATAACGAAGTTTATAAAAAAACAATAGGAGGAGGATATTTATACAATGGAGAAACACCGAAAGAAGCGTATGAGCGAGTTGCTAGAACAGTTGCGCGCAGATTACAGAAGGCCGAAATGGCAGAAAGTTTTTTTGAATATATATGGAAAGGTTGGTTATGTTTGGCCTCGCCTGTTCTTAGCAATACTGGTACTGATAGGGGTTTGCCTATTAGCTGCTTTGGTATTGATGTCGCTGATTCTATTATTGACATAGGTCAGAAAAACTTAGAGATGATGCTACTCGCTAAACACGGCGGTGGAGTTGGTATCGGTATAAATCAAATAAGACCCGCCGGATCTAAAATTACTGGCAATGGAACAAGTGACGGAGTTGTACCTTTTTGTAAAATATATGATTCAACTATACTCGCAACAAATCAAGGATCTGTCAGACG